CAAGAGGTGGTGGCGGTGGTGGAACAGGAACACCAAATAAAGGAGATGGTGGTGCTGGTGGCGGTGGTTATGGAGCAACTGGAAATTCAACTCCGGGAGCTGATGGTACAGCGAATACTGGTGGAGGTGGCGGTGCTGGTGGTGGTGGTTCCATTCCCGGTAGAGCAGGTGGATCTGGTGTTGTCATTATACGTTATCAATTTCAGTAGGTGAAACATGGCATATTACGCACAAATTAATTCAAAGGGCATCGTTCAACAAGTTTTGGTTATGGATAACGACTTGGAAGCTAAGGAAGGACAGAAAGGTTGTATCGATTGGTTACAAGCTAACGTATCCTTAAAGGATTGGATAAAGACTTCATACAATGGTAATATTCGTAAACAGTTAGCTGGAATTGGAGACTTCTATGACAGCGTAAAGGATAAATTTATTAGTCCCTCTCCGTATCCCTCATGGGTATTGAATGATACAGATGATTGGATACCACCTATATCTTACCCCGATGATGGCAAAGAATATGAGTGGCATGAGGATACTAAAAAATGGGTAGAAATTGTTAGTTAATACAAATGATTGGTTTATTTTTGGTACTGGTGCAATAGATAAAAAGACTTGTAATAAAATAAAGAGAGAGGCTAGTAAGAAGTGGGAATTATCAACTGTAGATACATCAAAAGGTATTACTGATGAAGAAAGAAAAACTGGTTGTAAGAGTGATTATAAATCAGATTCTAAAGTCAGAATTAGTGATGTGGCTTGGAGTAATGAACAGTGGTTATATGATCTCATTTGGCCGTTTATGCAACAAGCTAATAGAGAAGCTGGTTGGGAATATCATATCAAGGCTGCTGAGTCTTGTCAGATAACACGTTATAAGAAAGATGGGTTTTATGATTTTCATAGCGATGGTAAGGGTGATCATTTGTCGGCTTATAATGATCCGACTAACTCTTTTCTACATGGGCATGTTAGAAAGCTAAGTATGTCTGTAATGTTGAATGATAACTTTGATGGAGGTGCATTTGAGTTTGCTTCTTATGATAAAGAGAAATGTACTGTTACTCCTATTGAAGCTACCGCTGGTTCTGTTATTGTATTTCCATCATTTATGGAACACAGAGTAGCACCAGTTACAAAGGGTATACGCCATTCACTAGTGACTTGGTTCGTAGGACCGCCATTCGTATAAAAGACTAAGAAAGAAATGTTAATTTAAATAGAAGGAAAATAAGATGTGGAAGTATGGCAATAAAACAATAGAGCCGGGAAAAGGCTGGATTGATGATAATGGAGTAAGACATCCTTCTAATTGGAATATTTGGAGTAAGGAAGAAAAAGCAAAACATAATATTAAAGAGATTACAGAAGATAGTCTTCCTGATTCCAGACTTTATACATGGGTAATGGACAATGATGGAAAAATTACGTCCACTGCTAAAGATCTTGATGATGGAGATGTTCTGGGTGTTAGGACTGTTCTGAAAAATGGAATTAAAGCTCATCAAGGTTTTCTTTTAAGTCAAACAGATTGGGCATATATACGACATTATGATAGTGGAATAGATGTCCCTGCTAATATTGAAACATGGCGTAATGCTATTCGTGCTAAAGCTACAGAGATGGAAAAGGCTATTGATGCTTGTTCCAGTGTAGAAGATATAGCTAAACTCTGGGTAGTATATGATAAAAATGGAAATAAATCAGGTATGCTTTTTGATTGGCCTGAATTGGAGAAATAATGTTTAAAAAAATATTAATAGTAAATGTCTTACTTTTTTTTATTTCTGGATTTGCACACGCTCAGAAAAAAGAATCTGAATTAGTTTTAGGAACTATAATGACAACTCATAGAGCGCATTGCGCTCCATCAAAAGAGATGATTAAAGTATTTAAAAATGAACAGATAGTATTTACAGGAGTGGTAGATCAGGGAAATATATTTAAAGTATATTTGAAAGAGGATGGGATTTGGACATCTATGTTAACTAATATATCAGGTGTATCCTGTATCTATTTTTCAGGAATGCCGGGAATATTAAGTCCTAAGAAGGCTATTAAAAAGGATACAAGTGCAAGGATATGGGAGTAAAATAAATGGCTAGTACATATACAACAAATCTTCGCCTGACAAAACAAGGGGATGGAGATAATCCAAATACATGGGGCGAAGTACTAAATAATGTTATTAGTCTTGTTGATCAGGCTGTAGCATCCTATACTACAGTTTCAATCGGATCTGCTGCTACTGTCACCCTTACTGAAAATCTGGGAAATTCAGATCAATCTCGCTCTGCCATACTGGAACTTAAAGGTTCAGTAGGAGGAGTAGCTACTTCTATTTTTGTTCTTATACCTAATTCACCAAAAACTTATGCAATTAGGAATGTAGTTTCAGCTAATACAACTGCTAGTGATGCTGTTGTTTTAAGAGTAGCAGGTAATGCAGGTGTGACTGTACCTACAGGAGGAATAGGTTATTTTCTTACTAATGGAACATCTGTATTTTCTCTTAATGCTGCTGGTATTCCCGGTTTAGGTACAGTAGCTACAAAAGATGTGGGTGTTTGTGCTACAAATATTCCTGATACTTCTCTAGCTGATATAAGATATGTACAAACTTCTGTATCCAGTACTATTGTAGCAGAGAAAACATTTACAGCTTCAGTTATCTTTACCAGTGCAGTTAGAATGGAGGGATTAGTATCTTTATCAGGTGCTGTCAAATCTCATATAACAACTCTTACAGATGCTGCTTCAGTAGCTGTAGATTTTAATGATGCTAATATGTTTATGGTAACTCTGGCTGGTAATAGAACATTGGCTGCTCCTTCTAATGCAACAACAGGACAAACAGGAAGTATATATGTAATACAGGATGGTACTGGAAGTCGAACTTTAAGTTATAATACCGCTTGGAGATTTCCTGCTGGTTCTGTCCCTGTTGCTACAACTACTGCTTCTGCTGTAGATCTTGTAGTTTATACTGCTAGAAGTGCAACTACAATTGATGCTGTAATGTTGAATAACTTTACGAGATAATACATGACCGCCAAGCTTACAAAATTTAATTTAAATCAAGGGTTTAATAGGGAAACTACCCAGTATGCCGAAGAAGGCAACTGGTTTGATGGTAATCGTGTGAGGTTTCGTGCTGGCAGACCAGAGAATATAAGAGGATACCAGACAAAAGTTTCTGCTTCTTTTGACGGTTCTGCTAGAGATCTAATTGCATGGAAAGATAACAGTAATAAGAAGAGGTCTATCTTTGGTACACCTGATAAGGTATATGAAAATAATGGAGATTCTATTACTGATATTACTCCTATTACTACGATTGTAACCTTGACAAACTGTTTTGGTACAAGTGTAGGAACAACCAGAGTATGCTGTTCTGATGGATCACATGGAAGACAAAAGAATGATTGGGTTTTATTTACTTCAGCCGCTACTTTTGGAAGTGATGTAAGTCTAACAGGAAATGTATATCAGATTACTTCAATTGTAGATACAAATGTTTTTACGATATCTATTACGAGTAATGCAGCAGCGACTTCTACTCAGGCAGGTTCAGCTACTTTTAATTATTATATTGCTACAGGAACAAGTGTAGCTACACAAGGAGTAGGATATAGTGCTTCTGACTATAATGCGGCAGACCCTGTATCAGTGGGTCTTAGCAAGATTACAGCTACTGGTGGTAATGCGCTTGTTACTGTTTCCTGTGCTTCTGCTCATGGCGGTGTGGCTAATGATTTTGTAGTCTTTCAAAATACTTCCATAGATTCTGTGGCAGCTACTATAGGCGGTAATTTAAATTTAACTAAATCAGCAGCAGGAGGTCCAGAGTTTACTATTGTATCTGTTAATGGTACACAGGTTATTGTAAGTGCAGCAGCTAATGCAAGTTCTAGTGGAGATGTAACATCAGGATTTAATATGACAGCCCTGATCTATAAACAGACAGATGGAGGAGGATCAGGAAGAGCTTGGGATATTGAAGCTTCAGCGGATGCTACTGATCTGGCTCTAGATATAGCGCAATGGAGTATGGATAACTGGGGAGAAGATGTCTTATTAAATCGTAGAGGAAGTAATATATTTTATTTTGAGACTGATCTTTCTACTACGCCCATGAGAGCAACGACTGTAACGACATCTCCTATTAGTGTAAACTCTGTAATTGTCTCTCCTAATGACAGACATGTAGTTGCAATGGGAGCTAATGAATTTAGTCCTACTGCTACCGTAAGCGGAACATTTAATCCTATGCTGGTCAGATGGTCTGATCAGGATAATAGAACTAATTGGGTTCCTTCAGTAAGTTCGACAGCAGGTGAGGTTGTTCTGACAGACGGTACTCGTATTGTAGGAGCAGTCAGATCAAAGAATGCTATTAATGTATGGACAGACAACTCTCTATGGCTGATGGAATTTGCTGGTCCTCCTTTTACCTTTAAGTTCCAACAGGCAGGAACAAACTGTGGAATGATAGGGCCACATGCAGGGATTGACTATAATGGTGTAACTTACTGGATGGGATTTGATAACTTCTATGCCAATACAGGACAAGTAGAGGTACTGGATTGTACAGTCAGAAGGTTTGTCTTTGATAGACTTAATACAACCTATTATGATAAAGTATATACAGGAATTAATTCGGAGTTTAAGGAGATTATATGGCTTTATGTTTCTAGTACTGCAACAGAATGTGATAGTTATGTGGTCTTTTCTCCTGAAGAAAATTATTGGGTATACGGAGATACATTCTTTACAACTTTCAAAGATAGAGAAGTCTTTGGAAATACAATAACTACTGGAGCAACAACGACAGGAAACTTCTTATTTGATAATGAACCAGCAGGAGTGTTTGATGGGGATGGAGAAACACTAACTTCTTTTGTAGAGTCTGCTGACTTTGATGTAGATGATGGTAATGCCATTATGTATATGAGTAGAATTATACCTGACTTTGATTTGAGTACAGGTAAGATCAAATTACATCTGACAAGTAAACAGTTTCCTGAAAGTACTGAGTCTGTAACAAAAGAGTTTGATATAACCAACACAACTAATAAAGTAGATTTTAGAGCTAGAGGAAGGCAAGCGAAGATTAGGGTATCTTGTGATTCTAACAATGCCAGTTGGAGGTGGGGATCTGTAAGGCTGGCATTACAAGGAGATGGTGGAAGATAATGGCAAGATATCCTGCTCTTCCAAAAAGACTAAATGATCAAGAACTTTTATCAATGTACAAACAAATACAAAGATGGGGATCAGTATTAATTAATGAACTGGATAGCAGGGACTTGGATGAACAAAATAGACCATCTACAAATATACTAAGCATAGTTACAATTACCAGTATAGGTAGACCTAAGAAGGGAGATATAACTTACTCAGCCAGTAGTGGAAAGTTTAGAGGGTATGTTAGTCTTGGAGCAGAAACATCTTGGCAGGATTTAAATTAATGAAAACAACAGCAGAACATATGAAATTTATTCATGATCCCAGTAATACTTATATACGTAATTTATATGGAGGAGATATATTAGATAAGAGTAGGTACTCCATGCAGCAGAAGGTACAAGATCAGTTTAAAAAAATTAAATCTGATTATAATAATATTAATAATTTTAAGGATGATAGTAGTAACTTTGCAAGTAATCAGTTACAACAGGTAGGGTATAAATATGGCTCTTGAGAGAATGGGAAGAACAGGACAGGCAATGGCTTTTCAACAGGAAGCTAGATCTAATCCGATGGGTGCTTTAGAAATGGCTAGAGGTCCACAAGGACTTCAGGCTGCTCCTCCTCAACCTCCTCAAGGTGCTACAGGAGGGATGGGTGGACAAGCCCCTATGATACCTCAGTTTGTTCCTGATGAGGCTATGGCTATGGATGTTAAACAAAATTTAAATGAAATGCTAACATCTACATTACCTGATGGAGATTCAATAGCAGCTAAAGCTTTAGAAAAAATAGTTAAGAATAATAAATTATTATCAGATATGATTGAAGAAACAAGAGATATTACACAAGCTGCTTCTGGTGGTGGTCTTATGCAGTTAGCAGCAGGTGGTGAGTTTACAGGAAGAGTACCGGGAGATGGACATGGCATGGAGGATAATGTTCGTATGC